TCTAATACATTTGCTAATTCGTTTTTCCACGTATGAGTTCTGAGTTTATCTTGAGTTTATTGCAGTACTTAATTTAAGGAGCATGTATTATGACAGCAAACCAACTTACAACATTAGTAATATCAATAGCAGCTTTAGTTGGAGCGATCATGACAATCTGGGCGTTCTATGAAAAACTTAAGCACAAAGTTTCTGATAAACTTATCGAGACTGTTAATGAAGTTTTAGAAAAGAATAATAAAGTCCAAGAAAGGCAGTTCCAACTACTTATTGATATGGTCGAGCGAAATCTCGAGAATAACTTAACTAAGATTAAAGAAGAATTAAACGCCTTTAAGCAACACCAACAAAACCTTAACCTTGAGCAAACAACAATCATTGACTATTTAAAAAATTCAATATTAGAGCAATTCAAACAAGATGTCAGAGATGTTTATTATAACTTACGAGACACGGGTATAATAACAGATCGCGATAAGTCTTACATTGATAAAATGTATAGCTACTATACGTTACTAGGCGGCAACAGTGATGTCCATGCCAAGGTTAAAGAAATAAGCGAAGTATACTCAAGAAGAACCCATGAAGCTTATGATGAAAAAGCTAAGAAAACTAAGCATCTCATTCAAGAAGATGCTTCTAAGTAAGTTATTAGTTATTTTATAATTAAAAAGGAGGATACACAAAATGTTAATCTATTCACTCATGGATCAGCCTTTAGTCGTTAAAGCTATTACCATTATTTTGTTTACCATTGCCGGTGGTGTTTCAACTATTATAGGCATTTACTTTAAAAAACTTGCAGACCACATTTCAGCGAAAACTAAAAATGAAAAATATAGCACTATTATAAATAATATAAATGATATTGTACAAGTAGCTGTTATGGCGACTCAACAAACCTTTGTTGATAACCTAAAGAAGAACGGTAAGTTCAATTCTGAGGCCCAAAAAGAAGCCTTTAACAAGACTTTTAATGAAGTAAAGGCGCAAATCACTCCAGAACTAGAAAACGCTGCTAATGAGATAGTTAAAGACTTTGATAAATGGTTAGAAACACAAATTGAAGCAACAATTAAAAAAATTAAGGGGTAGGTGATTAACCGCGAAGTCTAAATGACTTCAATTAGAAGGAGGGCACAAGTATAAATTAAAACTTAATGGAGTAGCCTTACTAGAGTAAGCAAAACAAAGCCCTCCTTCAACTCCAAATGAAACTATAAGTGTTTTAAAAGAGCTAGGCTTCAAAATTACAAGTGTGCCTTACTCCGGGCTACACTTATTACACCAAAGAAAAATAAAAAGAAACTTAAAACTAAGGAGGCACATAATATGATTAAAGAAACCAGGTTATCAGATGGCCTAACTATTGAAGACATTGCAACCTTACATAGTGTACCTGTTAAACAAATTGAAGAACAGCTTGCTAAAGGCATTGAGGTTGAATATGAGCATACAGATGACACAAGTGAAGCTGCAAGAATTGCAATGGACCATTTAGTAGAAATACCCGATTACTATGATAGACTAGAAAAGATGGAAAAGTCTTATAAAACTAAGACAGAAGCACAAGTAGCACATATTACCCAAGAGTATAGCTTAGAAGGGCGCCTTAATGATATCACTGATAATATTAAGAAGTTAGAACAAGAAATCGCTAATGCTATTGAACGAAATGACTTCAAAACCTACGCAAGCAAGGTAGCGCTTAAGAATGATCTAGTCAGAGAAAAGATGCAACTCAAAAATAAACTAGCAGCCCTTAAACAACTTAAAATTGATCGTGGTATTAAAGAAGCCACAGAAGAAGGAGAGAGTATGAATAAAAAAATAATTAACGAAAGCCGTTACTATAGTGCAGATGAAGCTTATGACATTCTAGTTGGATACGGAATTGCAACAGAAGATGAAATTAACTTAGTCTGCAGTATTAATGGTTATAACATTGAAACAATGGAAGACATCCTATATGTTAGAACAGGATACAGAAACTTTGATCAACTATTAGGTGAAGACGAAGACGATGACTACTTCGACGAAGACTAAGGCATAGACGAAGACTACTAATAATCACCTAAGGAGTTACTCAAGTTATGACAAAAGAAATACAAGAGTTCGAACGTTTAAAGAAACTATATAACTCAGGTGAAGTCCTATTATTAGATGCTGATGACCTCTACAATATTGTAATTGGGAGTGGCCTTGTAGCTAAAGATACGGTGGACTTAGCACTAGCAGTAATAAAAGCGCCACCATTTGATACGCTGTCTGATATTATTTATTTTAAAACTGGACAAGTTAATGCTGGCCCTTTGCTAGCTGAGGCTTATGCTGGTCTACAGTTAACTGAGGCAACACAAGTCTCTAATGTACAAAGAGTTACTTGTTACCCTCAAAATAAGCCACGGCCTAAAAAGATAACTAAGAAAACACCCAAGAAGTAGATTTTAATTACCCATAGTGAAACCGGAGGTTTATAGTTCGATGAGTTTTTTTCAAGAAATACAACAAGAAAACATCTGGCTAGATTTTTTAAATAATGAAAGCTCTAAAGTAATGCCTGATACCAGACTTATTAAGCAAGTTCAAAAAATCATAGATAACAAAAGCTATACTAAGTTTGATACGGCTTACTTTAGAGACTTCCCAATTCCGCGTTACCACGAGATAAAGCAGTTTAATACAAAGAAAACAAGGAATGTCTTCATTTATCCTAAAGAGCAAAACATAGTTCTTAAAGTTTTAGCTTTTTATCTATTAAATCAATATAATGATAAGTTTGCATCTAACTCCCTTGCTTATACTAGGGGTAGAGGTGTTAAGTCTGCATTTAAGAAGCTAGAAAGTTTCCACCTTAAGTTAGACGACCAAGTCTTTAAGAATGACTTTTCTGATTACTTCAATCTCATTGACTTAAGTATCTTAAAGACAAAGCTAGACGCCTTCTTTGAAGATAAAGACAGAGATGTACAAAACTTTATCATGCAAATCTTAAGTAACCCTAATACAACCTATAAAGGAAAGCTTAGAGTATTTGAGCAAAAAGGTGTTATGGCAGGTACACCTATTAGTGGAATACTAGCTAACATTTATATGCATGAATTAGACCTAGAGATGCAAGCAAAACATTTCAAGTACCTAAGGTATGCAGATGATACTCTTATTGTTGGTAAAGAAGCACTAGATTACTTTGTCAAACGTTTAGCTGACCTTAATATTAAACTAAACCCTAAGAAAGAACAAATCTTTACCCTAAGAACAGGTATCACATTTTTAGGTTTTTACTATAAAGGTAGAGTCATTGATATTTCCCCGGAAGCGAAAGCTAAGATGAAATCAAGAATGAAACGCCGTGCTAAATGGTATCGTAAATGGATGCTAGACCGAAACGTTAACAAGACTGTAGCATTAAAGCACTACATTAAGGGTATCAATGAAAAACTATATAGTTACTGGGATGATTCGGTTAACTGGTCCTTATGGTACTTGCCTAATATCAATGTAACAGATTCAATCAAATTTTTAGATGAGTACTTTGTAAATTGTATTCGTTATCTTAATTCAGGTACTTGGAAACGTGGTAAGAAATATTATAGCTTAAGTTATCAAGAAATTAAAAAGCTTGGTTTTAGAAGCTTAATTAATACTTATTACCGAATTAAAAAGTGTATCAGGAACGGTACAAGTTTTGAAGACGTTATTAAGTAAAAACTACTAAAATAAAACAGCTCATGTATATATTATATAATGTAAGAGATATAATATTTTTTCGTATTAAGTTAAACAAAATAGTGAAAGGTAGACAATAAATGAAACAAGAAATCAAAAACAGTAAAGGAGAAATTTTTTATCAAGCAGTTGGCATTGTAAAATCATATAATGAACAAACTGGTTATGGTTTTATTTTTTCGATTGAAGAGCCTGACCGTGATATATATTTCCATTATACCCAAATTTTAACTAGTGGTAAAAAAGTTTTAGATGTTGGTGATAAAGTTGAGTTCCTCTATAAAGAGTGTGAAAAAGGTTTAAGAGCGTTTTCTATTAAGAAAGTCGATTAAACACTTATGAATGGAAACTACAAAGACCTTCTTTATGTATCTAATCTCTATAAGATATATGACGGGGAAGAACTATATAGTGCTTTCATCGATTATCTGTATACAGAAGAAGGGCAAGACGCGGTTGATAAGTTTGAAGAGTTAGATGAATTAGAACAATTTAATCAGCTTGTTATCTTCGCTGAGAGTGTTCTTAAAGCTCATTATTATAGAACATTTATTACAGACTTAGAAGAAACTTCTGAAGCTAATGGTCCTGTTATTTGTAGTATTGATGGCAGTCAATTTAGATATGCCTATCCATCACTTGTTGAAGTTTATAATGACTTAATTAGGCCATTTATTGATCAAGTACCTGATGGTTTAGAAGTGTATATAGATACTAGAGATAGTAGTCTTGTATTTTCATTCGATGAACTCGATAAAGAGTTTATTGTAAAAGTAAGAAGAGCAACAAGAAACTTAGATCCAATTCAATGGATTGATTTTTTAGAAAGAGAACGAAGAGGTGATAATCGGTGGGTCGCGTAATTACAGAAACTAGGCTTGGCAGTTTAAACATTCTGGAATCCTATAAGCCAGCTAGTAATCCTAATTCCCCAGTTTTAGGTTCCTTCACAGTAGATGGTATTATTGTTGAAAACACAATATCACAAAATGGAACTTATTATGAATCTAAAGTATGGACACAACCTACTACTTTTGGTAAGGGCGGTAAGTTTTTTGATGAGAATGGTAAATTAAAACCATCAACACTTTTAGGTTCACTTGACCATCCGGCTAATGGTCAACCAGAAATGCGCTTTGAGAACTCCGCGATTGCTTGGCGTGATATTAAGAAAAATGGAAACAAGTGGCAAGGTACAGCGGACATTTTAAATACACCAGCAGGGCGCATTGTTAAAACTCATCTTGACTATGCTAAGCTTGTAGGCGGTGGTGAAGTCTTTGGTGTATCACTTCGTGGCTTCGGTGAAACTGAGTCTGTAAGTAATGCTGCAGAGTCTTACGAAAGAATTATTCCTGAGTCCTTTGAGCTTATGAGTATTGATTTCGTATATGACCCATCATTTCGTAATACTGCAATGCTTGCAGAAAGTACTAAGCGTAGCAAGTTCAATCGTTTATTACTGGCAGAGTCAATTAGGAGACTTGCTAAACAAGACAAAGCCCATGCAAATGTCTATAAAGAATATGCAAATATTATTAAAGGTGGTAGTATGAAAAAAGAAGTTATTAAAGAAGCAACTGGTGCATTAACAATGATTGACTATTTAAAGCAAGGTTTAAAAGCGCTTAAAGACGATGCCCATAAGCTATACAATTTAGCATATAATATTGAATCAATGGGTCAAGAAGCCTTCACAGAAAAATACAAAGAAAAAGATTATGCTAAAACATTAAAAGAGCTTCGTTATGCTGAAAAGAAACTTCGTGAACAAATTGCTTATTGGGAAAACATTTTAGCTAATGCACCAAAATCTGTAAAATTAGCAGCTGTTACAGAAGCTAAAAAATCAGAAGAAGACGACCTAGAAGAGGTCTTAGCAGCTATTGAAGCTGACCTTGGTGACATACCTGAGGAAGAAGAAGCTCCTGAGTCTGAAGAAGATAAAGAAGAAGAAACTCCTGAGCCTGAAGAAGAAGACAAAGAAGAAGGCGAAGAAGAAGGCGAAGAAGATAATGCAGAAGAATTAAGCGAAGAAGAGCTCTTAAAACAAATCGCAGATAAGCTTGAAGTACTTCAGGCGTCTATTGATGAGCTTAAATCTCTTATTCAACCTGTAGAACCATTTAGTGCAGAAACAGATCTTTCAGAAGAAGACGACCTAGAAGATGACCTAGACGCTGACTTAGAAGATGAAGAACTAGAAATCGAACTAGAACCTGAAGAAGACGAAGATCTTGACCTAGACCAACTATCTGAAGAAGAGCTTGAAGAGCTTTCTGATGAAGAGCTTGAGTATTTAAAGAAACACGCTCGCTAACTAAGTTAAACAATCTCGTATAAACAAATCCGAGAAGCCCATATATAGTTTCACAAGTTATACGTAGTAAGTTATATCAGTTAGTCATATTAATAAAATATAAAATAAAAAGGAGAAGGAGAAATATATGGCAATCACAAAAGAACAACTCTTAGCTGAAATTGCAAAGCGCAAAGCTGCAAAAGCTGCGTTAGAAGCTAAAACTGCTAAAAAACGTGTAACAGAAGCTAAAGCTGCTCCTACCAAAATTATTGTTGAAAAAGCTGAAATGAATAACATTAGTAAAGAACCTAAAACAATTCAAGAAGCTTTAAATAGACACATGAGCAAAGTTACAGACGCTCAACAAAAAGCAATGTACGCTGTCTTAACTGAAAACATTATTAAAGCAACTCAAACAATGTATGGTAATGGAACAGGTGTCTCTGTTATTAACGAAGCTACTCAAGCCGGTCCGTATATCGGTACAGCTGTTACTGGTAATGCGGCTGGTGTAGGCTTAGTAAAAACTTACTTCGACATTTTCTTCGGTTACTTCCCTAACCTTATTGCACACGAAATCGCAAGCGTTCAACCTATTAAAACTGAAAAAGCGATGGTATTCTTCTATCAATCAGTTGCGGGTTCTAGCAAAGGTGCTGTAACAGAAGGTCAAGTATTAATTGATCCATTCCAAATTAACACTAACCCTGAATACACTTCTGATGAAGTAACTATTAATACAGGGTCTACTGCTGTTCCAGTATGGGGTCCAGTTATTCCTCGCAGTGTTAAAATTCCTGGTCAAGAGTTAACTTGGACATCTGACACAGCCGCAAAATTTACAGTTGATTCTACAGAGTACACTGTAACTGTTACAGAAGCTAACAGCACAATTAAAATTGAAGTTAAAGCTGGCACTACAGACGCTAGCTCATCGTTCCCTAAGGCTACCTATGCTTATGCTAATAAGTATGCCCCAACTGCAGTCCCAGAATTAAATGCTAACGTCGATTCTCGTGAAATCACTGCAAAACCAAGAACAATCAAAACTAAATATTCGTTCCAAGCTGGTTTCGGTTTTGAAGCTCAATTTGGTAAATCTTTAGAAGACCAACTTGCTGAAGCTGCAATGTATGAATTAAAACGTGAAATCGACTTAGACTTAGTATTTGAAGTAATGAAAAATGCCCCAACTCTTGTTCAATGGAATAGGGCAGCTGGTGCCGCTAATGGTTTATACGAATTCCACAAATTATCGTTCTTAGATGCAGTTATTGCGGCATCTAACAAAATCTTTAAAGATTCTAAACGTGTTCGTGGTAATATCTTATTAGTAGGACCTAACGCTCAAACTATTGTTGAAACATTACCTGCATTCCAAGGCGAAAACTATGGTTCTCAACTTGGTGGTGCTACTGTTATTGGTAAATTAAAAGATATCAAAGTTATCGCTATTCCAGACCTTGAAGATAATGATTGGGCCGTAATTTACAAAGACCAAAATGACTCTTTAAATGCTGGTTTAATCTTTGCACCGTACATCCCTGTTGTTTCAACACCTACTGTTATGCTTGATGACTTCATGGCTCGTAAAGCATTCACAACTTCTTATGGTAAGTTAATTGTTAATAATAAATATTTCGTTCGTGGTACTATTATTAATAATCCTATTGCTCAACCTATTCAAGTTCTTAATAAGGGCGGCGAAGTTATCGAAGCATTCGGTGATACAACTGTCGCTGGCTAGTAACTAAAGTATAAACAACTGCTTAACTGGGTAGCATTTTTTGCTACTCAGTTAGGCAATTTATATTTATGCGACTCCTCCATAAATATAAGTTGAAAATATAAGAGTAAGGAGCCATGCTATGTCACAAAAACTGGTATATGATGAAAATAAACCAATCGAAGTAGTTATGGAAGACTTAGTTAGCATGAAACGATACGAGGATTATATAGAGTATTTTAAAGATACAGATATTGCAACACTGAAAGACTTGCTAAATGATATT